TGGTGTTTGATAATATTGATTGTCAAATGTTACAACTTTTCCAGATACATCTGTGCCTGAACTTATATTTGAACCATCTTGAATAACTGTCGGTAATAATAGTTTAATAGATAAATTGTTTATTTTAGGAGTTGCTGAAGTATTTGTTGATGTAAGTATTGCTCTAAACTTAACTGCTCTTGCAACATAATCTCCAGCTTTAAAATTCTGATAACTACCAAAGGTTACATTGTCATCTGATAAAGATATTTGTAATTGAACATTAGTAGATATGGCTTCATCTACACCACCATCAAATAAACCCTCTCTTGAATCAAATAATCCAGCAACAGAATCAAAATTTTCTGAATAGTCTAAGTGATCTACATTGAGTTGATTTATTAAAATTTTAAACTTGTATTTTGCGTTTAAATCAAATCCATCAAAATCATATGTACCAGAACTTGCAACAGAATTATTACCACCATCAAATAATCCAAGTGCATCATCTACATTTCCAACTCCGTCGTCAAAATTATCTGAAGTATCTAATACCAATCCATTATCTACAACTAAACAATCTGTTTTAGTTCCTGTAAATGCTGTTTCTTCTGTAATCGTTGTAATAGGTTTAACACCATCAATAACTTGTTCTGAAATAACAACAGAACTTGCTGTTGCCGATCTTACACCAAATTTATCTACAGCTTTAATAAAAAACTTACCCGAACCTATAAATGGAGTAACAACTGAAGTTGCTGGTCTTGCAATTCTTGGAACGAGTACAGTTGTATTTGCATAAATAGTTTCTGTAGTATCAGAAGTAAATCTTATCTCATAAAAATCTAAATCTAAGTTTGTTACAGCATCAAAGGTATGATGGAGTTTATCTCCAACAACATCTATTGAATAATTTTGAACAGTATCAGGTGGGTCAAAGGCAGTTATGACTTCGTGTTGTGTTGTAGTAAATACAGATTTTGCACCCAAGCTATTTATCGTTCTAGCCCGAATATCATATATGACACCCTCTTTAACAGGATATTTTTCTATAATTTTGTTAGACCCTCTACGCATTAATCTATAATCAGTTGCAGTTGATTCTTTGTATTGAACTTCAAATTCATCAGCAAAAGAATCTGTGTTTGATAAATTAACAACTAATTTAGATACAACTGAACCATCAAATAGTTCTATAACTTCATCTGTTACTGAATCAATAGATGGTGCTTGAACATTAAATGGATTAGGTAAATTAATTGTATTAGGTGTAGCAACTTGAGATTTTTCTGACCAAGTATAAAAAGAATCAGAATGTTCTATTAAAGATAATCCCATTGTAAAATCTTGATTAAATGTAGCACCAACTACTCTAAAAGGTTTGTCCACAAAGCCCATTGAACTGTGTGTAATATTAACCACATCTCCAATTAATAAATCATAGGCTTTGGCTCTAGCATTAATACCTAATCTTTTAGCACTTCTTGATCTTCTTAAAATAATTTCTGCCATTTCTTCAGCTTGATATGGAGAAGTTAAAGTTTTAAAATCAAATCTACCCTCAAGTAAAAATCCACCATCTTCAGCTTTCATAGTTTCATGTTTATCTTCATTTGCTAATCCTGTTTGATCTAAAGGTGGAAACTGAACTTCATCTACTTGAAATTGTCTTTCAGGATTGACAAAACTACAAATAACTCGATTATATTTATTATTTTTATCTTCACTTTGAATTGTAAATCCACCAAATATATCATCTTCATTTAAGCTAACAGTAGCAGTTGTTGGTGCTTCAATAATTAATTTATATTTACCACCTGTATAAGGTAAAAAACCTCTACAACCTTTTATTAAATCTCTAACATTTTCTATGACTTTTTTAGATGTATCTATTACAGCATTACAATCAAATAAATTAATATCACTTGCACCTGAATATGGTGTTACTTGTGTTTCGCAAACCAAAGACGCATCATAAAAACTTTGTAAATCAATATCATTAATTGTTAATCCTTTTCCATATCTTTCACTTGTTAAAAAATCTAATAAACACCATGCTGGATTAGTTGAATAACTTGGGGATTGTTCTACTAAACTTGCATCATAAGTTTTAATTTTTTTACCTTTAATTCTTGCTTGTACTTTTGGAATTCCAGAAAAACAATCTTGATTCCATTTAAATCGTATTGCAAGATAAGACAAACCACGAAGTCTATGGTTAATTCCCCAATTTGTTAAAGTTGATAATAATGTTGATGCTGATTGTGTGTCACTTCCAAAATGTGGTTCTAATCTAATAACACTTTCTGCCGAACTACCATCTACTGTTGGGTCAGCTTTATAAAAATTGGGATCTGTACTATCTACTTCTATTGCTGTTCCAGATGCAACATTTGAAAGACTAAGTGCTGGTACTGTGTTAAAAATAACTACTTTATCATCTACTCTTATTTCTTCTATAGAATTTATTTCTCCCTCTGACATAACTAATGCCATATATAAGTATTTATTATCTGTTCCTGAACTTTCTAAAAATACTCTTGTTCCACCAATTAATCTTTCTCCATATACAACAGGAATAGATGCGTCATTAGATTGTTTATTAACTAAAATACCTCTTTCAGTATCATCAAAATCAGATGTTCCAAAATCAGGTATATCAGGTGTTGGTACTAACCAACCAACAACATCTTCGACTACATCTCCTATAAAATCTAAAGTATCATCTATTATATCGCCTGGACTTGGACACATAATTATAACCTCTTAGTAAATATATTACCTATTGTTTCAAATTTCATAAAATTATAAAGTTTTTCAACTTTATCTGTTTTAATACCTACACTTGAGCCTGGTCTAAATTCTTTAGCACCTTTTTCTCTAGCCCAATCAGTACAGGCATTAACTAATTTAATTGGCACTCTAACACTTTTTCTTTTATCAGGGTCTACATATAACAATAAATCATAAGCAAATAAATCATTACTGAAAAAATAACTACTTAAATAAACTATCATCATTCCTATTATTTGATCGTTTTCAACAGCAACAAATCCCATAGCTTTTTCTGGTTTGTCAATTAATGTATTTGCCATCTTTTCTAATTTTGTTTTGCTATATGAGATATTTTTATAAGTACCCTCATTAGCCATTTTTTCTCCAAGTTCTATCATATCTTTAAAGTCTTCTTTTTTCCATTGTCTAATTATCATTTATAATCCTGTTTGTGATTTATGTTGTTTGCCCATTGTATCTCCACTCCAATTTGAACTGACATGGCTAGGGTCTACATCATTTAACCAATGTTGAATAGATATAAAAGCACCACCATTTTTAGATGATGTTCCACCATGAATATCGTTAGGTTTGACTCTAATTGTTTTATAAGCATGAGTTGGCATATCATTTGTTTCTTCTAAACATTCTTCTAAATCAATAACTGTTCTTCCACTATGGGTAAATTTCATTCCATATAAAAATAATTCATAACTATCAACATCAGGGTGCGTGTGTTCTGGTATGAATGTATTAGGTTGGCAAATAAATAATTCTACTTGAAAAGGTTTTTTTCTATATAAGACAACACCAGATACTCCCTCAATAAATAATAAAGCATTTTTAAATGGAGTATAAATTTTATTTACTTGACCTGAATTAAGATACCAATTTTTAAATTGTGCTAATTTATCTTGTTCCATTATTCTTTACCCCATTTAATATCTTGTACTGTTTGTGATGAAAATTCCATTCCTTTATCTCCTGAAAAAAATCTTTGTTGTGATGTTGGATTAGTTTTTCTTCCTGATATTTTTTCAAAGTCAGCCCAATGAGAAACTATTGTATAAACAATATTAGATTCTTTATCTGTTTCAGTAACTTGGTATTTATCTATTTGACCATCATATAAAAGAAATGGGTCAGCAATAATTGTATTATCTGTATCTAAAAATCCTCTGTAAATGCTAACTTGGTCATTAACAACATTTTCATTAAGGGTAATAGATAAATAAGTTTGATTGACATTTGATAAACCTATTCTTAATGATGATTTAGTAATATTTGTTTCTTCAGTAAATTCAGAAATATTTTGTATAAATTCTGTAGGTGTATAAGTTTGTGATGTGCCTGAAATAGAACTTGTTAATTCAAATGAACAATCTGTTAAATATACTGGAGTTGAAAATCCAAAATATACAAGATGAATTGGTCGTAATACATAAGTAGCTAATTCATTTTTTAATGCTGTTGTTAGATTTCTCGTCATATTCTTCGTAATTAGTTTGAGTTACACTTTCTGTACCTTTTACCATAGTAAAATTAAATTTGCTATTAGGTTTGTTATATTCTTTAAGATCGTTAATTGATGTATCTATTTCATTTTCATCAACTATGGCTTCAGCAATAAAATCGGCAGTTATTTTGTGTACTATTTTATATTTTTTCATCTACAATGCTTCTTCAACATCTAACTCAAATTTATATAATACATTACCATCTTTATCAGAACCAACAGCACCAAATTCTTGCATATCATTAATCAAATATACTGTAAATGGTATATCATTATATGTGATATTTTCGTCATCTGCCAAATCTTGTACTAATGGTGGTTCTATTGTTATTGTACTTGCATTACTAGATGAAGTTACATCTGAAATAATCATATAAACTTTATCATGTCCAAATTTAATAAAATCTCCAGCTTTTAAAACTCCTGAAGCATCAGCAGAATGTCCATCAATATCTATTGTAGTATCTCCAGCAGTATGACTTCCATTGACTAACAATGTTCCTGTTTCTGTTCCTCTAGTGCTAGATAATTCTGGTGGAACAATTGTAAAGTTTTCTTTGCCTGATCTTTGTTTAACAATAAATGCCATCAATTCTCCATAAACATCAGATCGTTTTCCAGTAATAATGTTAGCTGTAAATGCCCATCTTTGACCATCTATTTGTCTTGCAAGTTTTTTACCACTAGCAGATTTAGATATTAAAGTTTTTTGAATAGATTTAATTCCTAAAGTTTCAAATTGTGAATTAGATATTGGAAATATACCAGCCATTATATTAGTGCCTCTCTACCTCGTTCATTAACAGATTCATTTATAATTCTTGATATAGTTCCTCGTCTTTGAATTAATAATTGATCGAATCCTTTTGCATCAACTGTGTTAATATTAAAATTAACTGTTGTTCCACCACCACCTGTGCCTCTAGCTGATTGTGTAATTTGTCCTGTTTGGTTTGGTATAAATAATTCAGGCCCTTGTTCTCCAACAACGATTGGTTTATCTTTTGGTACTGCACCACCTTTTGCAAAAAATGGTATCCCAAAACCACCACCACCACCAAATGCGGCTAAAACAGCTCTTAGTGCTATTTCTCTTTGTAATCCTCTATTAAGATTATTTTGATTATCTACTTTTCTTCTTCCTAATAATTCTTCTAATTCTGATAAAGCAATATTTGCAAGTATTCTTATTCCCATTTCAATTAAACCACTTAAAATTCTAACAATAGCATCTTGTGCAATTCTTTTTAATGTATCTCCAAATTTTTCTCCTAATACTATTGTTCTAGCTAATCCCTCTGATATTTTTGGAATAGCATCATTAATACCCTCTGCAATAATAGTTTTAATATTGTTCATTTTATTTTTCATATCTTCTATTGCTTTTTCGTTTAATTCTTCAAAAATTCTTTTTATAGTTTGGAGTTCTCGTTTTTGATGTTCTATTATTCCAGCTTCTCTTTTTGTTAATTGCACTATTTCCTTTTTTTCTTTAGCCATGATCATCACCCCTGAAATGAATGTACAAATGCCGGTCTTCCATCCTGGCTCTGACCTCCTTTGCGGCGGCCACCTGTCTTGGAAGAAGCACATGCCGTTTAAAACTGCCCACCCTGACGATTAATTCATCAGAGATTCTGCTCAATTCTACATCCTTTTTCATGAGAAAGGGAAGCCTCATAACAAGCCTGTATTCGCCATTCTCTTTAAACAAATTATAGGGCTCTCCCTCAAAAAAACGATCCAGCGGGTTTTTGCCCCCATATATCTGCGCGGCTAAGGACTTAAGGTTTTCATAACCGAGCACCTCATCCCTTAACAGGTTTACCGGAAAGAGAGGAATGGGGCTGAAATATTCTTCCGCCTTTTTTATGTATTGCTTCTGGCTTTTTATCCTGTCCTTAAAATAGGTATCATTTACGTTGCCGGGGATAATTCGATTCATAATAATCCCGTCAATATTCATTTTATACAGGCAGAAATACATAAAAGCCCGCTGGGTCTCCTTTAAGACTATCTTTTCCGGATTTGTGATCAGCCGGACCGTGGTTGTCTGAGGATCAGTCAGGATTTTATCCACACCTCTCAACCGTTCAAACAGATATTGAATGGCGGCAAAATAATCATCGCCGGGCAGGGGCACATCGTAGACCCTTTTGGCTATGGGCCGGGCGTATTTGGCAATGGTCCTCTCCATTTTGAATATCTTCTTTATGTACCACTCTAATGCGGTCGGGATACTGATAAACCTAAGGGATTCACCGGTAGGCGCGCAATCGAGGATGATAACATCGAACTTCTTTTCCAGGGCATACCGGTTGATGTAAAGAAGCAGGCTGATTTCTTCCATGCCCGGCAGGATTGCTAATTCCTCGGCTAAGATCTCATCCAGTCCGGTGGTATTTAAAAGAAGGGAGAGGTACTTGTGGATATCCCCCCAGTTTTTCTCGATCTCTTCTAAGATGTCCATCTCCTGTATCCACAGGCCCTTTCCGACCTTGACCGGTTTTCCCCTGTTTTTGTCCAACAGGTTCCTGTCAAGATCAAATATATCCGAAAGGCTGTGTGCCACGTCCAGGGACATGATCACGGTCTTTTGCCCCATTTCCGCGGCCTTTATTCCCGTGGCCGCTGCCACGCTGGTCTTGCCGACTCCACCCTTACCTGCAAAAAATATAATTCTCAAAGGAATCCCCTTAAATTGATTTTCTGAAATCACGAAACGATTTTTTTATGGAGTGTGAATAATTGGTTCTCCTGCGAGCCAAACACTTATGAAGTCATTGGCGTTGAAAGTCAGAAGACGTTCGATCCGCCGGAGGCGGACAAGTGCTTGCTCGCCTATGGCGAGTTGAGCGTTCGACGTTCATCCTTTTTCTGTTTGATATTTGTGATTTGTTCTTGGGAAATTATTTAGTATCGTTAAGGTCTCACCGCACGCACTGCGCAACACTTCTTAACGTTTACATATTTTATACTAAAGGAGCGATCTTTTTTCGAGTTTACGATGGAAACCGTTTGCCACGAGGCCTTGCCCCTGGTTTCGGATGTCCAGTAACGCCTTTCTGAAATGGAAGGGAAAAAAGGCTCGCTTTTATATATCAGGGCCAGTTCACGTGCGGTGGGCAATCGCCAGTTTCCGTGATCTCCTGTTTTTAGAGTCTTCACATACTTCAGGGCAGATTCATAATTTATGCATTTGTTAAGCACGTCGGTAGAATCCAGCATGCACCATATCAGGCCGTTTCTTTTATCCCTGACAGTGCCTTCACCATTATCGATAAAAACGCCGCCCGACTTTGCGAGCTGTACACCCAGCCTTTTTCTTATCCCCTCCATCCTCGTCCATTCTTTGCCTTCCGCCTTCAACTGTTCCAATTTCGATCTCGCATGGCCGGTATATTTTCCCGATGAATTCTGCCTGATGTAACTTTCCAGACTACGTATCCTGTCAAATACATTAATTTCACGGTTTCCGATAATGGCATTTATTTCATTCCATTTTCTCTGTTCCAGATCCTTTTTCATTTGTATGTCCGCAAGACGGCGACTTCGCTTCACTCCTTGTTCTTCCTTTTGCAGCCGCTTTAACAACGTTTTTGCATCTTCCACATACAGCCCTGACGATTCTTTTCCGATATAATGTCTTAGCCTGCTGATTCTTTTACCCAGGTCATTCTGTTCGTTTTTGCCGTAAGCTAAGGTGTTTTCCCATTCTCTCTTTTCATCCAGCCTGGCCAGTTCGCTTTTTATTTTACCTTTTATGTATTCAGTTGAATCGGGATTGGCTTTCAGGTACGCCGAGTATATCTTTTTTACCGCCCTGTAATCTTTTTGTTTGAGTTTGGCCTTCTGCATCAACTTTGTCAGGTCCTTGTGTTCCGGCTCTTTTTTCTCGAGATCAACCCTTATGGCTTTTACATCATTCAAATGGGTATTGTCCTTTAAACTCTCGATGAAGTGATTGCACAGTTGAATGCATTCGGCCCAGTCTTCCAACTTATCACAGACAATCACCTCGTCCTTTAAATAACTGAAGTACTCCTCGCTTATATCCGAAAACAGTCCCTCCACCACGCCTTTGTGTTTGCCTTTTGGATAGTTCGTAAGGTAAGAGGCATATGCCTTAATCCTTGACTTATAGTTGTCCTGAGCAAGGTTTTTCAGCTTTTTATAGTCTCTGTCTTCCATCAAAATCCGGATTTCGGAGATTTTTTGCTTCAATTCACCGGCATGAGTACTTCGGGGATATTTTTTGAGATATTCTTTGAAAGTGTTCTCGGCCTTTTCGTAGTCCTTGCCAATGCGCAGGATATCGGCGCGGCCAAGGGCAATCATGTAATCCCGTTCCTGGATAAAACCACGGATCTCTATGATCCTTTTTTCGGCATTCATCGTATGTTCATTTTGTTCATGTGACTTCACATAAATCTCTAATAATTTCTCCTTTTTTTCTAATTTCTGTGTATTCCCCATCCGCACTAAGACACTCTCATACTCGGCCTTCAAGCGCCTTGATTCCAGGAAGCGCATGGTCATAAACACACCAATCGCAATAATGAAAACCGCTGCTATTCCCATCCCGATAATAGCCCTGGTGCTTATTTTTTTAGCAGGACGTTTTGAAGGTTCCGGCTGTTCAAATGCCTCTTCT